CGACTGCACACCTCTCGAGAAGACGAGGCCAGTACAGTTGTTCAACGAATGGATCCAGTTGCCGATAGGTAGAAACCAGTCGACAACAAAGCTCCAAGGTAAAGATTCCCACGCTATCTCAGCCGGATTTACGAGTCCGATTGAGTTAAGCGTTGCAAGAAATTCGTTGGATACTTCGTATTCAACGACGAATCTCGTCTGAGCAAAGGTGCGTATTTCTACACCATTCACAAAGGCAATAGATTCTTTCTTGCCCCGGCCACGGACAGTCACAGTATCCTTTTGGGATTGTTGTGCCAGTAGCTCGAGTGTGCTAAAGATGTCCGACATAAGCGGTCGCAAACCGAACTGAAACATCAAAAGGTCATTGGCTATGCCAGTAACCCCTTTCTGTTCGCCTCCGATTAGTTTCGAGGCTGCGATCTTATTCCTTTTCAAGAGCAATTGATTCACCCTTTCAAGGAGATCCTTCAACATCGCAAACGTTTTATGTCTTTCGGCAATGATATTTCCTACATGGACCTCTTGTTTAGAGAGGTTCTGGTAGAATTGCCGTTTAGCACGTGATAGAGCAGCTTCTGCGCATGAGTTTTGCTCATCGCCTGAAAGCTCTATCTGTGGTAGTACGACTCCAGCCAAAGATGCAGCACGGTTGGCACTTATAGCATTCAGATAGGTCGTGTACGTCCAATCACGCCGAATATTCGCGGTCGGCCCAGGTAAATTTGGGTTGTGCGCGGTATCGACGTAAAAGCCGTAGTCCGACTTCTCATGAATGTCATACGGGTGCCACTCGGAGTATCGTACTTTAAGCTTCTTATACCGAGGGACTCCGGTCTTCTGGAGTTCGACGTACTTCTCATATACCGCTAATCTTTTGTGGTATTTGATCATACGTTCTCGGAAACGAAGGTTATTTCTTATCCTAATGACAATGAGCTTATCGCGAAGGTTTTGATATTTCGCTTTAGCCTTATTCCACGAGGAATCAGATTGGCCTTCACGACGCTCTTTGAGCGTCGGAAGCTTGGGCAGGTGAAGCTCCGGTTTTACGGGAGCTTTCAACGGGTACTTTTTAGGGACCCAGGCCACGCGGTACAGCCTCTGACCACCACTTGATGACGTTTCAGAGGTTCCTTCTCGCAGCAAAGTGGTTACCAAACCACCCGCTGAGAATTCACTCACGGTTTCTTCATCAGCATA